CGGGGATTGGGAAAACTGGAATGCGGATATATTGTTCACATAAATTATTTGCAGGGCTTCAGTTTCTTCTATTTGCTTGATATCCTCATCATTAGCCAACCCTTTTTGCGCCAGGATATACCCTGATGCGCGTTTACGCCATTTAGACATTTGCGTCCTTGCGGACGACTGTTCGCGTATTTGCGGCAAGATAGGGGTAAGCGCGTTGACTGGATAAAAGTTCGATTCGGTTTTTGAAGGTAAATTGTCCTCGAATATTAAAGGTTCGACCGTGAACCCGTCAAAATCGTATGGCCAATCCCCTTCAAAATGCGCGTCATTACAACCTATTGTGATGGTATAGCGTTTCTGGGTACGTTTATCCCAGATGTGGTAAAGGTCTATGGTTTCAGAATCGTCATCTTTATTTATATCCGTCGAATTGTCATAATTGGCGGTTTCTATGTTCTGGAATTTAGATGATGTAGCATTTCTACCTGACGCTAATGATACCTGGTTTTTGTTCTTGTATAACGGGTTTGCCAGAAAATCTATTTTCGCCACAGTTTCCACAACTATAATATACGGCATCTGGTTGAATGCCTGATACCCGGGCGGCACTAATATTTTCCATGAGTTTTCCCAATTGACGAACGGGGATTCTTCTTCGATATACTCATTAAGCACGCCCTGTTGCGCGGGAGTTTTTTCTTTAGGTTCGCCAAGTTTACCTTTAATGAAATCTTTTATGTTTTGGATAACGGACTTATTTTGTTCTTCATCGAGTTTAGCGATATCCTGCCCGATTTTTGCAGTGTACCCTATCTGCATCCACCCTGGGGGAGTAAGCAAAGCTGATGCAATACACCGTTGCATCTGTTGTTTTAATGCCAATTCCCGCCAGTAATAGTTGACCACCGTTTCTGCGGTTTGAGCGAATGACGTATATCTTTCGTGTTTTGGTTTAATGAATATATACGGGTCTTTATAATAAATCATCGGGACGATAGCGTCTATAAACCATTTTGCGAAGTTCACTTCCACGTATTCGCTGTCATCGATCCCGAACTTTTTAGTCAACAAATTGCAGTTTATAAGGTCAATAGCTTCGCTCCAGTTAGGATGCTGTGTTTGCTGGTATGCCGAACACCGAGATATTTTAGCTTGCCAAACGTTTAATTCCGCATTATCCATTAGACACCCTCGCTTTACGGATCATCTGTTTTATACCAAGCCGGCTTACAGCTTCCTGCGTGCCTACTCCCATACTTGCAAACTTTTTTATTTGTTCATACCGTTCCATTTCTTCATCGGCGGTCATCGCGTGGCGCGGTTGCGCAGCAACAGGTTTACGCCCTTTCTGCAAACTTTGCAAATCCTCGAACATTTGGGAATGGCTGTCTAAACAATCGTCGTGAGCCGAAAACGGGAACTGCAAATATTCGAGTTTATACTCCTGAACAAAATCATACGTTTTGCCGTCGTTTTTTGATTTATACAATAAAGTTCTAGGCATGAATATGATTCCCGCGTGCCACGGGCCGATCAACCGTTGTTCTATCCTGTCTGGTTTGCCTGATGTTGTCGACCTGGTTTCAGTAGGTTCAATATACATTCGTTCGAGAATGAACCTCGCTTTGAGTTGTTCAAGATCCCCGTGTCTGCCGCCCAACACTTCATACTTGACGGATACCAGCCGTTTAGCCCGTTTACATATATCTGTAACAGCATCGATCCGCTCAAACACAGTCATTTTGTCCCGGATACCTTCAATCAAATAATGTTTGCCTTCATAATCTATTCCCCACCGCTCGATAACAGTATAATCGGATTTCTTTTTTTGAGTAGATGCGGGGTCAACACACACGTATTCCGCCAACCCGTCAGGGAGGTTGTCATACTCCTGCCACCACTCCGGGTTAAACTTTGCATCTTTAGGGTTAAACGGCTGCATTTGGTATTGCGGATAAACTATAGCCGGGCCGATTGCCGGGTTGTTCATATCTTCCTCGAACTGGTAGCGGTTCATACGTTGAGGAAAAGTGTAAACCCCGTCATGTTCCGCCGGGCGGATACTTTTATGGAAATTGTTGTTAGTATCATCATTCAATACGCTGTGCAGATCGTTGAAATGGTAAATCGTGCCGACTACATCTTCTTTCGGGTACAACTTGTTGTCATAAAAGTTGCGTAAGTACCCGAAATATTCTTTTGACGCATTGATCTGGTCGTTATTGTTCACCGACTCCTTATTGACTAAATCGTCAATTTTGAGCCAGTCGAAATGTAAACCCGTGATGTTCGTCCCTACACCGGCGCACATCATCGTGGGTTCATCATAAATTTTTGTCCTCATGGGGATAGTGAACTGTGTAGTCGTGCCGAACTCTATTTTGCCTTCTTTATTCGCGGATGGACAGTATTCACGGAAAAAGTAACGGAAATCTTCATTGAACATGAACGTAGATTTTATCCCCACTAAAATCATGCTCGCTACGTCCATTGTATAACTTACAAGCAGTATCCTGATATTCGGGTTGTTTACTATGAGCCATATTGAATGCGCTTTGGTAATTATGGATGTTTTGAAAAATCCTCTGCACCAAAGCCATAAATTATGCACGGTATAATCCCCAAGATACCTGTACTTCTGCAATTCCGCGATCTCTTGCTTGTGGAACTCGCCCAGGTCTCTGTACCCTAACAGGTACAAAAACGACTCAAAGTCCCGCTTGAAATAACTCTGGCATAAAAGGCGCTGTTTCTCTAATCCGTTTTCTTCTTTGCCGAGTGCAATCAAATCCGATTGTTCCTGCTGATTAAACCTACTGTATAAGTCCATAATAAAAAAGAGGCAAGCCAAGAGTTTTCACTCAAGACTCGCCTTTAGTATGTTTGGGCGGGGAGCTGCTAAATCAACGCCCGGTTGTTTTCTTTTTAATCGTCCTTAACCCTGTCAACCTCGAATTTCCATACCTTGCCGCAACTTACTTGCACCTTCGTCTTGTCTGCCCCTACCGGAGATACCCACAATTCTAACCGGCCTTCACCATGAGAAATGATGGTTTCAGCTTCCTTCATCAACCTATCCCGCCAGGTCATTTCCCGTTTAGTCTCCACCACCGCAGCGTTTCCATCACCGCTACATAATCAGCCCATATGAAAAACATGAAGATCAGTATGTCTACCGGAGTGTATATTACCCCGAATATCCGCAGGAATAAAAATATTACACTCATTACCCTCCCGTCCGGTCTTTCATTATCTTCGGGATAAGCTCAAGGATTATCAACCCCAAAATCACTACAACTATAAATATCCAGAAAAGAAAATAAAGCATTGATTACCTCTTGGTAACTACCTATGCCACTTTCAACCCGTTCTTTCAACCTTGCCCCGTTTCTACGCAAATTTGAGGCATTGTGGCAGCCCATGCTATCCCCTTTTTCCCTGTTTTTTTTCTGCAAAATAGTAAACCGGGGACTCCAAAACTTTTTTTATGGCAATTCTACAAAATTGCACGGCGCGGAAACGGCTTGGGACTCCAATGTAGTCTCCCCACCCACCCCGTCGCCAATCCCCTGCTTTTCTTTTGCTGCACACACCCAGTCTCTCTCAAGATCAATCAATGACCTGATGTACTCAATGTCCTGGTACGATGTAGACTGTATCCTGGCCTGTATATGGTCGGGTAATGGCATTATAAATTACTTCCTATAATAAACATTATGTTAACTTCTTAACCTCTGCAACACAAGGAGTTACATCAATATTAACTAACTCTTTGTTGCTTACCCTGTTCACCGGCTGCGCTGGTATGGGGATATGCATATACTTGGACAAGATCGGGTGATCTTGCATATCAGATAAGTCTATCCTGCCGCTATGATTAATCTCGGTTGTATCTCGCCAGCCAAAGTTCTTAAGTGCAAAAATAGCACCAGCACCAAGACCTCGTTGCAGCAACATCTCATAATGCTGTTCCAGTCTTGATCGCGCCATTTTAATTGTGTGGGAAAATTCGTCTTGTTTTTCGAGGTCATAAAACGAGTGCCGATTACTAAATCCACAATACATAACTAACCCTGTTATAGTGGGATACGCGACTTCTATTGCTTTCTGGGCTTCACCTTTACCGACAATAACCGTCTCTATATGGAGGCCTGATTTAAAATACCGATCTATTTTGGTTTGGAGTTGTAATGCAGTTTTATATTTTGGGGGGCGTCCGGCGTGATTTTTTTTATTTTTCTTGATTGTCATAATATTGTTTTCTTAGGGGAAAATAATCTCAATTTATCTATACGGCACCAAAGTTTATGCCATGCCTTGTTGTATTTTTCTTTGTCCGCTTTTATACCGACTTCAATTGCAAAATCCGTAATACAATACTGCAATGCCTTATACTTCGCTTCGTGTGCTATTGCCATTTTTGGTGAACCCCTTTCGAATGAGGATTTTAACGTGTTCAAAGTTTAACGATTTGAATTTGCTTGGTCTACCGCCTGCGTGTTTGGAAGGAGTTATAGGCATATTACCTCAATAGGGTAGCTGCTACAGCGATAAGAGTTAGGATGATGATAGCAAAATAGGTCATTGATCTTTCCTTAAAAAAGAATATACTACAATAAGGCATTTATGTCAATGTTTTTTATTTGGGGTAATTCCGACCCCGGGCTGATTTAGTTAGCCATCTGACCGGGTTGACATCAGCTAAAGGTTCGGTGCTGCCAAAGACTGTGGCCTGAAAATAATGCTTGACAAAACTCAATCTGTCAAGTATACTTATTATAGGTAGGGAGAGATAAGATCGCGCCTCGGATGACAGGGGCTGAGCAAGGAGGATGGTATGAGACAAGACAAGCGCAATAGGATGTTAGCGGTAATGACATGTCATAAGGGGTCTGTTACGGTAGATCACGTATTGTCGACAGTGCTCAATGACCCAGAGATCGCCGCATTGCCTGGACATATCCTCGGAAAAATCGCAAATATTAGACACGCCGCATACCAAGAGGGCAAGCATGCGCAAGAGATCGACACTTGGGCATACGATGGCCCTCAAGATTTCCTCGCTGGCTTGGGGCATGGGGTAAGACAACCGTCGGGCAATATGCTATCACAAGGATTTATCGAGGTTGACGAGTCAACTGTAACGTTGACACTTAC